AGTAACAGTTACACCTACTGCTGTGACAGAAGAACTACTTTCAATACCTTTAACTTTTGTTTGTCCTGATGTTCCAAAACGAGGATTAAAAGTAACATCTTGAAAATTAAAATCAGTAGAAACTGGGCTAGCAGAATTAGCAGTTGATTTCAAGACAGGAGTATCGTTTAAAAATACATCTTTGAGTGCAGCGTTATTATATGCAGTCGTTCCTTGTGTTAAACCCTCTTTAGAAGCAGAAGCAAAGCCCTCTATTTCTCCTTCAGAGATAAGATCAAGAAATGTGGCAAACTGTCTACTATGTAAATTGTCAGGTGTTCTAGTAGGTTGAGGTTGAGTTGCTGTAGGACGGCCACCAGAACCAATAATTTTTTTAGGTGTGTTTGTCATGCTTTTACCTGTTGAGTATCAACAGCACCACTAATTACAACAGAACCAGTTATTATTTCTCCATAAACTATAGGTACAGGAGTTCCTGCTCTTGATGTGTTTTGAGTACCAGAAAAACTAAATGATAACTGCGGATCTTGTTCTGACTTAAATTCTTGTGGTTTAGGGATAGGAAATAACATTTCACTAACACCTGATAAAACTAAACTTGCTCCAAGATATACTGCTGATTTTGCTATAACTGTACCTGTTGTCACTCCAATTCCACCAACAGTTCCTGCCGCCATAAAACCAGCAGGGCCTAACATAAACGCACCTGCTATTAATGCAGCACCTATTATAAACTTTCCTGAACCACCACCAGCACCGCTAATAACAGGAACAATGTGTATATCTTGCTCTCCTATTGGATGATGTATTTCTTCTTCATTAACAGCATAACTACCAACTTTTACTTGATAATATTTAGGATTCATATATTTTTCTACTTCTGGGAAATTGTTAACAAGAAAACTAACTGCTTTTGATAAACTATCTACCTGTATTTCAAATTCTTTATGGCCTACAAACTTTGCAAGTTCGCCATATAACTTTAGTTTACGCAACATAACGATACCTCCCTCCAGTGCATTTTAATAACCATTGAGAATAGGGTTCTTTACAAGATAGTCTATCTGTTAAATGATGTAAAACATCACCATCTAAAAAAATAGCTACATGATTTAAACCAGCAGATCCAATAGACATTAATAAAGCATCACCATTTATAAGCTTTTCATCAGGTTTTAATTCTCTAAATCCTGTTCTCCAAGCACAACTCTCAAACAAAGGATTAAGAATAAATTCTTCTGGTGTTGTAGGTCTATCCCAATCTTTTAGTTCGATATTTTTTTCTTCTTTATACCAATCTTTTACCAACGACCAGCAATCAGTAACACCCCAAACCCAAGGTCTACCTAATAAAGGTGGTTTATAACCGCAAGGCTCACAATAACCCCAAGTTTCTGTTTTTGGATTAACAATATACCAAGGTAAATTACTTTGTTCACAACTAATTTTATCCGCTTGGCTAGGTGTTGGAGGGGTTACAGGGTGGCTATGAACAATAGCTGTTATTTCTCCAGTATTATCTGCTTTTACATAATCTTCTGGATCAATAATAAAACATTGGTGATTTGTCATTGAAAGATTACGACAGGGAAAATATTTTTCTTTTCCTCGAATATTTAACAATAAACCACAAGATTCTTTAGGATCTTGATCCTTCGCATGAACAAGTGCTTCTTCTTTCCAATTCATGCTATAAACGTACCAATTGAAGGAAACTCTGTTCTTGTACATTGTCTTTTGGGTGATCTTATACCAGCAAGATCAAATACAGCAGCTAATTCAAAAGAAACAATTTCTCTATTTTCTGCTGATTTTCTATCTATTTTATAAATTTCTTGTGGAAATTCTGCGGTTGGATCTGGTGTACCAAGTGGATTAGTATTATTAGGAAAATTATTTGCATCTAAATATCTTGCTAAAGTTCTTATTCTTGTAACTGTAGCTCCTGTTAAATCATTACCTGTAGTTACCTGATTTACATTTAACAAAATTGCAGTGATAGTGCCAAGAGCATTACTGATAGTCAAGGTAGGTCTGGGAAGTTGACCTTTCCGAAAAGCAAAACCTTCTGCTTGTATTGGAAATTTTATATAAGTATTACCAGCCCATATAATATCGTTATTACCTAATGCATTTGTTCCGTTATGAAATCTATAAGTTTGTGCAGAACCATGCAAAGTTAAATCAGTAGTTATTGTAAATAATTCAATAATTGCTGAAGGGTTGATCTTTTGTAGATCAGTAATAATTGGAGCAGTACTCATGATTCAAATACTTCTCTAAATGTTGTCTGGATCGTTGCTCTATTATTATATGGTATAGATTTTGACCAAGTTTCGCAAACAAATTTTTGTGCAGAAGCTTCTCCAGGTGCAGTAAAATCAAAACTATCACTATCATTTGCACGGGCATCAAGGAAGGTTTCTATTTCATCTGCTTGAGTTTCCGAGACTTCAAATGTAAAGTTGTAAATTTTTGGATTTTGATGTTCTGCCAATCCAAATAATATTCTATGCTCATAACCATCAGCAAAACGAATAGTGCGTGTAGCTGGTGCAGATCTTTTCTGCTGCCCGTATGTAGGTTTTATCGAAGGAAATGTAGCCATTATGCAAGTAATCCTCCTGGTCTTTGTTGCGATATTATTTCAGATTGTACTGCAACTGAGATAAGACGACCAAGTTCTTTTCCCTGTGCTTCATTTCCTTCAACAGAAGAACCAGAAGCATCTACGTTTACTACTACATTTGTAGAGCCTCCAGCAAGATTTTCATTAGAAACTATCCTACCTCCTGCATTTGGAACGAACATTTCTGGACCACGTTCTCCAACCATATAACTTTTACCAGTACTAACAGGGCCACCATTAGCTCTAACGAATTGACCAATGCCTGGTATAGAACTAAGGGCAGCATTTACACCGTATTTAATTAATGATCTTTGAATCTGTGTAAATACACTACGAGCGACATCTCCAAGAGTTTTTGTTCCATTTATTGCTCCTTCTATTGCATCAACAATTCCATTTTCTATACTACTGCTTATGGACATATATAATTCATTAGTTTTCATCAAAAGACGATTCATTTTTAGTTGATCTCTATATGCTTGTTCATCTTGAAGAGACAATTTCTTTCCTAATGCTTCTCTTTGTTGCCTTAAATTTCTTATTTTTTGTTCTACTTCTGCTTGAAATGTTCCCATACGCATAGACTGTTCTAAAAATAAACCCTCTTCTTTTACATCTTTTAAAATAAGTTCTGTAGTTAATTTTTTATTTCTCAATATATCTTGATCTTGTTGATTTTTAAATAAAAGATTTTTTCTTGCTTCTACAGATTTGTTAATTGAATCTAATTGGTTTTTTAATATGCGTGAGGTTTCTTCTTCTTGTATTTTTTTATCTACTATTGATTTGTGATCTATTTGTGATGGGAATAAGCCTCCAGAACTAAATTGTAACGGGCCAAGAGCCTGATCTCTAATTGCTTGTTTTTTGGCTTCGTCAGAAAGTTGTGATTGCTTTGCAAGCAAAGAATCACGATTTGCTATTAATGTTTTTAATACTGGATCAGTTGATTCAATATTTTCTGGAAGTTTAGATTCTCTCTCTGATTTTTCTGCTCTATTTTGTAAAAACTTTCCGATTGGAGAGTTCATAACACTTGAAGTAATTGCAGACATCATTTTTGTCATTGCTCGTCTTAAGTTATTACCCATAGTCTTAGTCATATCACTAAATTCTCTTAAACTTGCTACTCCATCTTCTCCAATAGTTCTAGTAAGTTCCATTGTAGCTTCATTCAATGCAGCTTCTCTTCCTCTTAATTGTTCAATCATTTTCAATCTTTTCTCTTCTTCCGAACCTAAAAGACCTAAAGAATTTACTATTTTGTTTAAATTAAATGTTTCTACATCAAAAGCATCAGCTAATTGCGTAATATTATCTCTTAAAGTAGTTAATTGTTGAAGGACAGAAGTAGCAACAAGACCTCCTGCAAAGCCTCCCATCTGACCACCAATTTTTGTTCCTAAAAAACCACCAGCAAAACCAGCAGCACCTCCAACTGGCCCTTGCCCAAATAGTAATGGAAACGCACCAGAAATAAGCCCGCTCGATAGTGCTGCTTTATTACTTCTGTTGTTAAATTTATTTCCTTGAAGTAAAACTTTATTGTTTTGAGTTTGTGCTTTTGTATTTTTTATTATTTGAGTTGTTTCTCTACCTATCGCTTTAGCTTGTTTATTAGATGCTACTAAAGCTTCTTTATGTGCATCTGTTCCAAGAGTTATACTATTTGCATAATTTTCTAAAGCATCTGCTGCTGCGACTTGTTGGTTGGCTGTTTTACCAAAAGCTCCTTGAGATTTATTAACAGCTTTAACAAGACCATCCATGTCTTGCCTATATTGTTTTATTTGATTGCGAAACTTCTTACCACCTTTACCCCCAATATTACGAGGATTCATTATATCTACACCACGAATCTTATCTATACTTGCGGTTAGTTCATTTACTTTTGCTTTTAACCTATCAAGACCAGATTGACCTTTTACTCTTAAATTTATATTTACTCCGTAATCGGCCACAGAAAAAACAAAACTTTATTTTAGTGTACCGCTTTTAGCGTTTTCTTGCTTGTGATTTATTTTTTGCATCTTCATATGCTTTATCTTCATATTCTTTCTTCAATTCATAATAAGCTAACCAATTTATATATTCTTCCTGCGTTATTTTACTGGTAAGTTCTTGGATTGTCATTCCTAACTCTGAAGCTAAGAAAAACATAAAAAACCAATCACTTTTAGCTTTTTAAATCTGCTTTCGCTTCCTCCAGTTTATATTCACTACCTGAATTTAACATGGCAAGTTGAATTTCTTGTAAAGTAGCTGCATTTACTTCTCTTCGTAAAGATGCTTTGTGCCCGTCTTGAAATAATCTTTTGCCATCTTTATCTAAGGCTTTTGTAATCATAAGATTTAAAGCAAAATCATCGGTGATTGTCGTTTCTCCAGATTTTGCAACGATTGATTCTCTTTCTGCAATAGTTAGTGGATTCCAGTAAATTTCTAAAACTGTCACATCTCCATCTTTCAATTCATACAAATATTTTTGTTGAACACCAAATTTGTTCTTGAGAAGTTCTATTGCTTCCATAAATTTATTAGATTGCTATTCTATTATACTAAGCGTTTGCTGAAAATTGACAAGATATTATTCCAATGAAATGACTTCTATCCTCTATTTCCAATGGAGTTGGACCATTAATATCTAAGACTCTAGGTTTACAACTGAAAGTATCTGTATATCCAGAAGCATTTACTGAAGTCAATCCATCAATAACAGCTTCTCCTAACGCAGATAAAACGGAAGTACCTTTTGATTTTGGAACGTAAACATTGCATTGGATAACACCAGCATAATAATCCGAAGCTGCTCCCTGATTTTGTAAAGTTGATTGTGTAAAGTTCACACTCATCAAAATATACTTTTTAGTTTTTCCTGGGGTGGTGTAGTGAACATTATCATAAACCATTTGAACAGTATTATCTGCTGCTGCAACTGCATCTGTTACTGCTTTTTCAAATGCTGCCCTGGTGTTTACTAAAGTCATAATAAAAAAGTCTTAATAAGAAACAATAGTTTTTGGTTTAACTGATCCAAAACCTTTTGTAGTATATAGTTGTCCAAATCGTACTTTATTTTTATCTGTCATTTTTTGTTTTACTTTTAGACCTAATTCTCCTATATATCCTTGTAATTCGCCAGATTCTAAAACATATATTGAATAAATCGCTTTATTACCAATATAAACAGGTTTTCTATAGTTAAAAATTCTCTGTTCTTCGCCAATAGGAAATCTTGGATTAATTTTAGGATTCTCAGGTCGTGAAGATTTGCCTGTCCTAAAAAATTCTAATGAAGCTTCTCTTTTTATGCTTGCCCAGGGTTCGTAATTTTCTACCCTATCTGTTGGGATAATAGGAGTTCCTTGAATTTTCCAACTAGAAGCAAAAAAACCTGTCCATACTGGCATTTTTTTTCGTTGAACACCTTTTGTTGATAAGTCTGTATGAATTTCTTGTAATAGTTCATTAAAATCTGCACTAATTTTACGATCTAAGTCTTTAGGTAAATCTTGTAATCTTTTAGTAACAGGCATTAGAATCGCACCAGAACACTAAATAAATAAACTTGTCCACCTCTTTTTGTGTCAATATCAACTATCTGTGCAACTCTATTTGAACCAGCATAACTTAATGTAATTTCATCGTCCATATCAACTTGGTTATCTCCTATCTGATCTGGTGTTATATATAACTTTGCCTGTCTCATCTCTTGACCAGTTTCTTCTTCTGATCTGATAAATGATATTGGAACTTTAATACTATAGCTAGTATCAGTTGTAGTCAAAACTCCTGTTGAAGTGTTGTAAGAAGGAGATGCTTTTTTTGTATAAGTAATACTGTAATCCTGTGATGTACCTAGTTGAGATACAACAGTTTGAGCAACATTTTTAAATAGTGAGTCTAATTGCCCTGCCATTATCCTCTAACTACCCTCATTTGAAAAGCTCCTGCTCCACCTAGCATATACGCTCCAAGATAACTTTGTAACCACGGGTAAACATCTAAAATATTATTTACAGAACCAGTACCCTGACTATCAGTATTATATTTAACTTGTAAATCTCCTAGTTGTACTTCAGAAAAATTACCATCTTTACCTGTAGTACCAGTAATAGCATCAGTATCATTTGCCAATGCCCTAGCTAATTCATATTGTGCATATTTAATATTGTTTGGAATTTTAGAACAAGCTAATTCAACTCCATCTACCTGATAATTATTTCTAGGAAATCTTAAAGCCTGTCCGTCATCGCATCTATCTCCATAAAATACAAAGCTATCAATCCATCTAGTCGCTGATATTAATGCTCTATTTTTTTGGTCATCTGTTTTACTTGTCCAAGTAGAAGAATCTGGAACTGTTTCAAAATAACTATTAGCTTCTGCCAATGTGACATAGCTATTAGCATTTTCTCCTTTTATTGTTGCGTTTATAGTAGCTGCCACGATTAATAAAGTAATTTAGTTTTATTGTAGCGTAAAGAAAAAACCCCACCAATAATTGATGAGGTTTTTGATGACCACAACTTAATACTATTAAGGATTAGTTCCTGTATCAAGTGGTGTATTAACGATTAATTCGACTATAGGAATTAAATCCGCATCGTATGTTAATTCCCAGTTGTTGTCATTAGCCAACAATGCGTTAGTTGGGTTGTCAGTAGCAGCTTTCCACTTAGTACCCATAACGTGATAAGCACTGTGGTAGTCAACAGACATAACATCTTGCTTATT